TGAAATAGATACAGATGATGAAGAATTTATGAGTATGCCACAAGTGCAAGCTATATTAAAAGCAATACCACATGTGGATATGGAAAACACAGATATTAAACATGCAATTGATGTTTTAGCATCGGGCGAATTACTTGAAGCAGAAACTGAATCATATTCACCAGGTGACGAATACGCAGGGTCAGAAGGTATGGTAAGTGGATGTTGTGGTGCTCCTATGATGGACTACGATGATGGATTTGGTAGATGTAGCAATTGTAAAGAGATGGCATCCGGTGAAACTGAAGAAGAATTTTACGAAAACAAGAGTGTTATGGAAGGCTATACACCTGCAACAGGTAGCCTAAAAACAAGTTATATTCAATTGCCAGAAAACACTAAACTTATTATTAAGCATACAAAAGGTGTTAATGAAGAAGTGCGTGGCAGCAGATCACGTAACATCAAAGCATTGTTTATTGAAAATAGTGCAGGAGAGAGATTTAGATTCCCACACAAATATTTACAAGGCGCTAAAGCTATGGCCAACCATGTAAGCAAAGGCGGAACGCCATATGATGCAATTGGTGAATCAATAGTTACTTTATGTACAGAAGTAGCACAATGTACACAGTTTTTGAGACATGTGCGTACAAACAAACTAACAAACGAAGGCAATGAAAACATTGTTGAAACAGTTAAACAAAAATTAAAAGAATTTAAGAATACAGTTAAGAGTCTACAGACTTCAAAAGGTTATAACGCCTATCAAGTACCTACTACTGCGATTGTAGAAGAAAAAGATAAAGAATCGGTTGACTTAACTGACAAGTTCATGTACAATACATTCAAGACTGCTAATATGGATGCAGTCTTAGAAACAGTAGCCCGTATTGTAAAGGAGAGAGATAGTATGACAGATCTAACTAAAAGTAACATGAATCGTTTATACGATATGATTAAAAACAAGGAAGATTTCAAACTTAACATTGATCCAAACGATCCTGAACATCCGGATAATGAAGATCCAATTAAATATTCAGGTGGTAATGGCGCAATGGCTAAGTTAGTATCACACTTATCTTTTCTAGCAATGAACAGTAAAAATGACGAAGTATTTAACTTACTAAGTCAAATTTCAGGCGAAATGTATAGCTTGCCAAAAGAGCATGTTATATTATTGGCCAAAATTGCAAAATATTTAGACAAAAATAACAAGGCTCCAGCAAAGGAACCAGCAATGGAAGATCTTGCTGAAGCTACGTTAAATAGTCTTAGAAGAAAGATTGCATAATTTTTCTTCAAAAAGTGCTTGACAGTAGGCACAATTTATTATATACTGTAATGGCAACTAAAGGCAAAAGTAGTTAAGAGCTACATAAAGGCAAAAGTAATTTTATTAAAAGTTACACGAAAAACTATTAAAGGCTAATAAAGGAGAATACATTATGGCATCTTTAGCAGAAATCCGTGCAAAACTACAAGCACAGGAAACTAAGAGCTCAGGCTCTTCACAAGGTGGCGGCGATAACGCTATCTTTACACACTGGAATATTCCAGAAGGCAGTAGTGCAACACTACGATTCCTACCAGACGCAGATCCCGACAACACTTTCTTTTGGAAAGAACGTCAAATGATCCGTCTAACATTTCCAGGTGTAAAAGGTCAAGACGAAACTAAACCTGTAACAGTACAAGTTCCTTGCGTTGAAATGTGGGGCGATCAATGTCCTGTACACGCAGAGATTCGTCCTTGGTTTAAAGACCCTACTATGGAAGATATGGGTCGTAAGTATTGGAAAAAACGTTCTTACATTTTCCAAGGCTTTGTAACACAAAGTGATCTACAGGAAGACTCAGTACCTGAGAATCCTATTAGACGTTTTGTTATTTCACCTCAAATTTATAAAATAATTAGTTCAGCATTAATGGATCCTGAATTCCAGGAAATTCCTACAGACTATGAGGCTGGTACAGATTTCGTAATTAAGAAATCTACCAAAGGTCAATATGCTGACTATTCAACATCTAATTGGGCTCGTAGAGAACGTAGTTTAGATCAAACAGAACGTGATGCAATTGCAACACATAATCTGCATAATCTAAATGACTTCTTACCTAAGAAGCCTGATGCAGAGCATCTAAATGCTATCTTCGAAATGTTCGAAGCAAGTGTTGATGGACAACTGTATGATCCAGCACGTTTTGGTCAGTACTATCGTCCATATGGTGTGGATGCACCAGCTACTACAGGAGCAAAACCTGAAGCGGCGGCAACTACTCCACCACCAACACCAGCACCAGCACCAGCTCCAGCGGCACCAGTTGCTGAAGCAGTAGCGCCAACACCAACACCAGAGCCAGAAATGGCAACGGCTGAAGTGGCGCCAGCGGCAGCACCAGCAGGTGATCAGCCGAGTGCTCAAGATATTCTAGCACAGATTAGAAATCGTAAGCAATAAGTAATATAAATTGAGTGAGGGTCCTTAGTGCCCTCACTTTAACATAGGAGAAAAAACATTATGGCAAGACCATTTGACGTAAGTAAATTCCGTAAAGCTATTACTAAAAGTGTTCCAGGACTAAGCGTAGGCTTTAATGATCCTGACACTTGGATTAGTACAGGAAATTACACATTAAACAAACTTATCAGTAATGAATTCGACAAAGGAATTCCATTAGGTAAGGTAACTGTTCTAGCAGGAGAATCAGGCGCAGGTAAATCATTTATTGCGGCAGGTAATGTAGTTAGATCAGCACAAGAACAAGGCATATTTGTTATTCTAATTGATAGTGAAAACGCATTAGATGAGAAATGGCTACACGCATTAAATGTAGACACTAGTCCAGAAAAACTACTTAAACTAAACATGAGTATGATTGATGATGTTGCTAAAACAATTAGTGACTTTATGAAAGATTACAAGGCAGAATATGCCGAATCAGAATCAGAAGATCGTCCTAAAGTATTGTTTGTAGTTGACTCGTTGGGTATGTTGTTAACACCTACTGATGTTGATCAATTTAATAAAGGTGATATGAAAGGTGATATGGGTCGTAAACCAAAGGCTCTAACTGCACTAGTTCGTAACACAGTTAATATGTTTGGACAATATAACGTAGGACTACTAGCAACTAACCATACATATGCATCACAAGACATGTTCGATCCAGATGATAAGATATCAGGCGGACAAGGCTTTATCTATGCAAGTAGTATTGTTATTGCAATGCGTAAACTTAAACTAAAAGTTGATGCAGATGGCAACAAAACATCACAAGTATTTGGTATTAGAGCAGCATGTAAGGTAATGAAATCTCGTTATGCTAAACCATTTGAAAGTGTACAAGTTGAAATTCCGTATGAAACAGGTATGAGCCCATACAGTGGCTTGACTGACTTCTTTGAAGCAAAGGGTTTGTTAAAGAAAAGTGGAAACAGTTTAGAATATACTAGCACCAAAACAGGTGAAGTAATTAAAATGTTCCGTAAACCTTGGAATGCAAACAAGGACGGCGCATTAGATATTGTCATGTCAGAATATGATAATGATTTAGCTGATGCAGAAGAAGAAATTATGGATAATATTGAAGAATCAACACCGGAGGTGGTAAATGAATCTTGATGAAGGTGATTTTGAGTTTATATTTAACTTATATGACGAAGCATCAAACTTTATTTCTGACAAGGACAAGCCCGAATATGCTCGAAGAACTATATATCAGCTTCTCGACTTCGGATTTGAACTAAAACCAGCATATAAAGAAATAGCTGATCATTGCGAATATTTAGGTGAAGCACTTGATGAACACTTAGAGCAAGAAGAAGAAGATGAAGATGTATTTGACGAATATAACGAAGATGACGAGGAGTTAGAATACTAATGAGTGTATGGTATCGTAAAGTTACTGCAAATCTAGGAGAGATAGTTAACGCTATCTCTCATTTTGAGAAACAAATTGATGAAGCACGTTTTGAGTGTAGTATGAAAGGTGTATTAGAGAAGCAAAGTAGAGATATGCCTGGTATTGTTGAACATAGATTTAATCAATTACAAGAAGTAGAAGCAATACTTGAGTTTCTCAATACAGAAATGCGTAAATTACGATCCCAAACATTTCGTAAGTTTTTAGAAAATTATAATAAAGCACTTAGCTCACGTGATGCAGACAAGTTTGTTGACGGCGAGCAAAATGTAGTAGATTTACAATATCTTATCAACGACTTTAGTTTGGTAAGAAACAAATACATAGGTGTTATTAAGGCATTAGAAGCCAAGCAATTCCAGATTAATAATGTTGTTAAATTAAGAGCGGCAGGATTAGAAGATATTTCATTATAAAAGGTTGACAAGCAAGACTTCTTGCCGTATACTATAGTTAAAGTAAAAAAATGTTCAAATATTCAACTTTACCAGTGGAGTCAAAAATGAAAAAAACACCATGGCCAACAGTTACCGTTATAGATGTAATGTGTGCGGCAGTGCTAGTATACAAAGATCAGGGATTTGTTCGTAGTGGACAAGGATATACTGATACTTCGCCAGAAAGCGGTCAATCTTTAGAAATACGAGATAATAAAACTTGTATTATTGATATTTTAGAAGATCCAAATATGTCGTTTACCGACGAAGAAACTAAAAATGCTAATGATCTTATTGATAGTATTAATGGTAAATTAATGATCAAAAAGATGACTAATAATCTTAATAGTTTTGAGCAAAACGTTGCTAAAGCATTATCAGACCCACAAATTAATAATTTTGCAGTAAGTATTATTGCTAGTTTACCACATAGTGTTGAAATTGACAAAAAGCGTGAAGCAGTTGAAGATAAAATGTCAGCATTAAAGCATAGTAGTATGTATTTTGGTACTAGGGGTAAAAGATACGATATTAATGTAAAAGTATTAGATGTTAAGTTTATTCAAACCAGTGATGTTTATATGATTACTACAGTTTATGCTGAAAAAGACATTATTAAGTTTTGGTGGAGAGATCAGCCAGATATTAGTGATATTATTTCGGATAAAATCATCAAAATTCGTGGTACAGTTAACAAACATGAGCTATCAAAGTACTCAAATGCCAAAGAAACTGTTGTAAATAGGGTAAAAATCCTACAATTATAAGGGTTTTTTTAAAGGTTGACAGAATTACGTTCCTAGTATATATTATATTTAACAATAACATAAAGTTATTATAATTAATAATAAAGGAGTTAAAATGCCAAGAACTAAAAAAACAAGTGCAGTGGGTACTAAATTTTTCAAAGAAGGTACTCAAAACCAAAAAATCCTAGCTAAATTCTGGGGTACAGGTAAATCTTTTACAATGGATGATCTAAGAGAAAAATTAGACATCGCATCTCCGGGTGCAAGACTTTCTGAGTTAAGAGAAGAAGGTTTTAACGTAAAAGCAGTAGCAATTGAATCGGGTGATGTTGGAAGAGCAGCAAACGAGTACACAATCGCTAAAAAAAGAGTATTAGTATAATATTTAATAAAACACATATTGGGCCCTTTTTCTTACAGGGCCCAATTCTATGAATAAAACGTCAAAAAAGAGTAAAAAAAGTTTAGTATATAGGTTGACAAGTAAGACGTCTTACTGTATACTGTAAGTATAGTTAATAAAAAACAGGAGTTTTAAATGACACAAATGCAACTTAAGAAGGCTCGTAAAAACAAAAAAGGCGAGACTATTATTGAAGTTCTTCCTAATAATGTGAAGGACAATCCAAACGAAACAGACAATCAAATTATAGAACGTATGCGAGAGCGTTTTAGTATCCTTGATGATATGACACAAGCGTCAATTGACGGTGTTGTTAGAGGTATGGTAGTAACAGGCCCTCCAGGAGTTGGTAAAAGTTTTGGAGTTGAACAAGTATTAGAAAAGAATAGTTTGTTTGATGTACTTGCTAACAATAAACTAAGGTTTGAAGTTATTAAAGGTGCCTCAAGTGCAATTGGTTTGTACAAAGTACTTTACAATAACGCAGACAAGAATAGTGTTCTTGTTTTAGATGATTGTGATACAGTATTGTATGATGAGACATCACTTAACTTGCTTAAAGCGGCACTTGATTCTTGTAAGAAAAGAAAACTAAGTTGGAACACAGATAGTGCATTGCTAAGACGTGAGGGTATTCCAGATACTTTTGAATTCCAAGGTAGTGTTATCTTTATTACTAACCTTAAGTTTGATAATGTAAGAGGTAAGATTAAAGATCACTTAGCGGCAATCATGTCAAGATGTCATTACTTAGATCTTACAATGGATACAACTAGGGAGAAAGTTCTTAGATGTAAGCAGATTGTTGCAGATGGTATGCTTAATGAATATCAGTTTACTGCTGAAGAAGAAAATGATGTTATGGACTTCATGATTGCTAACAAGGAAAAGATGAGAGAGATTAGTTTGAGAATGGTTACTAAACTTGCAGATCTTAAGAAAAGTTTTGGTGATGAAAAGTGGAAACGAACTGCTGAAGTCACTTGTATGCGAAGAGTTGCATAATAAAATTTAAAAAGAAAAAGCCCTTCGGGGCTTTTTTTATGACATAAATACAAGATGGAATTTGTAATTAAAGCAATCATAGGCGGGCTAGTTGTAGCAGGTGTAGTTTCAGCAGCTGAGCGTGGCAATCCAACCATGGGTGCATTAATATTAGGAATACCGTTGGGTAGTGTAATAAGTGTTATCTTTATGCATCTTAGTGGAGTACAACCAGAAGTGTTTGCTCAACTGGCAAAGGAAACAGTTTACTTTGTAGTTGTAAGTTTAGTTTTCTTTCCTATCTTTGCATATATGGTATTACAAAATGGTTTTTGGATATCATTGGCTGTATCAATATCATTTACATTGTTCTGCCTTTATTTACTTTTAAAATATCTAACATAATCAAGCGTTCGAGCTTGACTTATCCTATACAATAGTGTATTATACTAATATGAAATGTAAAATTATCCTTAAAGACGAAGTTAACTGTAAGATTGAAAATCTTGATGTAAACACTCGTAGAAAATGTGAAAAAGAATTAAAGTTCTTTTTACCCTATGCATTCCACGTGCCAGCATATAAGTTAGGTAGATGGGACGGGTGTCAGAGTTACTTTACTGTAGGTGGTGTTACATACATTAACTTATTAGATAGAGTACTTCCTCTTATAATGGAACAAGGTTATGAAATTGATATTAATGACCTAAGAAAAGTACACACTTTTGATTTCCCTATTGTTGATGAAACAACATTTCAACACAAGCTCTGGCCAGAGAAACATCAAATGGCAGGCGAGCCTATTACGTTACGTGATTATCAAATTGAAATTGTAAACAAGTTTTTAAGTACACCACATTGTTTACAAGAAATTGCCACCGGTGCAGGTAAAACATTAATTACTGCGGCACTTAGTGAGCGTGTAGAAAAATACGGAAGATCAATAGTTATTGTACCTAACAAAGATTTAGTTAGACAGACTGCTGATGATTATGCAAACCTCGGATTAGATGTAGGCGTTTATTTTGGCGACAAAAAAGAATTAGGACATACCCACACAATTTGCACATGGCAAAGTTTAAACAGTATTAGAAAACGTTTTCGTGATGGACTTGATGAGCTTAGTTTACATGAATTTACTGCTGATGTAACTTGTGTTATAGTTGACGAAGTACATCAAGCAAAAGCAGATGTATTAAAAGATTTGCTAACAAAAGAGTTTGCACATATTCCATTACGTTGGGGACTAACAGGAACTATTCCTAAAGCAGATCATGAGAAGGTTAGTTTACAAGCATGTTTAGGTGAAGTAACTAATAAACTTAGTGCAAGTGAATTACAAGACATGGACGTACTTAGTCAGTGTCATGTTAACGTTGTTCAGTTAAAAGAATTTGCTGAATATAATAATTACCAAAGTGAGCTAACATATCTTACTACAGATAAAGCTCGTATGCAACATATAAGTGGATTGATTGATAAAATTTCACAATCAGGAAACACACTTGTATTAGTAGACAGAATTAAAGCAGGTGGCTTAATTTGTGATAATTTACCACATGCTAATTTTGTTAGTGGTGCAATGAAATCAACAGATCGTAAAGATCATTATGATGATATCAACGAAGGCACTAATCAAATTGTAGTAGCAACATACGGAGTTGCGGCGGTTGGAATTAACATTCCACGTATTTTTAATCTAGTACTTATTGAGCCTGGCAAAAGTTTTGTTAGAGTAATTCAAAGTATTGGTCGTGGAATACGTAAAGCAGAAGACAAAGACAATGTTCAAATATGGGACATCACAAGTTCAGCAAAATTTAGTAAAAGGCACTTAACACAACGTAAGAAATTTTACAAAGAAGCGAACTATCCATTTACTATTGAAAAAGTAGATTGGCAATAAGGAAAAAAGTATGAAAATATTAACAGTAGAAAACAAGACGTATGAGTTAGACGATATACCAGATACAATAGACGACCTTCGATATAGCATTTTAGATTATAGTAACCCAGGACACATAGATTATTATTTTATTCCATTAGTGTTCTTAGAAAGTTTTTATGCACCAGCGGCAGTATTGCAAATTGGTGAGCATCAAATTACTATGCCTTTAGATTGGAGTATAGTTATCTGTGATCCAGATGTAGGTGATCCAGAAGTAATAAGTTTAATGAGTTTAAATGACAGAGGCTTTAGTGTACTTGGATTTAATCCAATGTCGGGATTTACACCTAAATATTTAGATGTTAACATTACTAACATTTATACAGATGTAAAATGGTATGCACCCAAATTAAAGTTTGGACATTTGCTAAATGTTCCATTACATGATGGAGAAAATCCTCCTTGTGTATTATTTGTAAAAGAAGCAAACAAATTGCCCGAAGTACTTGACATTAGTGAGCTTTGGTAGTACAATGAAGACTAGAATACATGTTAATCAACACGTTATAAAACGCAATAGTAAAACAGGTGAAAGAGAACCTGTGTTAACATGTAAAACATCTAAAAATAATAACTATGCACACGAAGTTGTTATCAAAGGTGATTCAAAAGTAGTATACAGTCCAGACAAGCCATTATCTTGTGGTGCAAAAGTTTGGATAGAAACAGAAGGTGAAGTAATAATTGTCAAATAAGTTAAACATCAAAGAAGAAATGAGAGCCATTGATACCAAGGATAGAGCTTGGTATGATAGTCTTACTGAAGAAGAAAAGAAAAAGGTGGGAATATGGTTATTAATGCGTTATACTAGTAGTTGTGGCGATAAGATGTTTAGCGAACATTATTTAGAATGGACAAATGAAGTAGTTAATGTACACTTTAATAAATTACGTAAACATCCACAATTGCAACATCAATTAATGCAGTTAGTTGGGTTAGGAAAAACTACATTTCATCCTTGGATAGCACCCGGCAAGGCAATGAAACAAAGCAAAGTACAAAAATGGGTTATAGAGAATTACAGTCATTTAAATGATGACGAAGTAGAAATTTTTATTAGTACTAAAACAAAAGAAGATTTTGTTGAGTTGTTTGAAGAACACGGTATGAATAAAAAACAAATCAAAGAGTTGTTGAAAAAATAAAATGCACAAATGTCAATACTGTGGTAAATCTTTTAAGAAAGAAAGCACATTAGCAGTACATCTGTGCGAGCAAAAAAGAAGGTTCATGCAAAAAGATGAAAAGCATGTACAACTTGGATTTAGATCATATCAATTATTTTATAAAATAGGAACAAATGCAAAGAAAGATAAAACATACGAAGATTTTGCAAAAAGTCAATATTACATTAGTTTTTGTAAGTTTGGTTATTACTGTCGCGACATTGGTATTGACGATGTGCAAGGTTATGCTACTTGGTTAATAAAGAATAGTGTAAGGCTTGATATATGGGGCAAAGATAAACAATTCACAAAGTGGATGAAAGAAAGATTAAAAACAGAATCAGTTGAGCGTGGAGTAGAGCGTACAATTATGTTCCTGCAAGTATGGGCAGAAGAAAATAATACAACATATAATAGATATTTTAGTGACATAGCACCTAGTTTAGCAGTGTTTCATATTTGCAGTGGAAAAATATCACCATGGGTACTTTTTAATAGTACAGAAGCACAAGGATTAATTGATAGATTAAATGGTGAACAATTAAAAATGATAACGGACTATTTAGAAATAGATTACTGGCAACGTACAATGAGCGTTAACCCACAAGATGCTAGGTGGGTAGAAGGAATATTGGAGAAAGCAGGAATATGATAGTAGCTGTATTTTTTGTATTATGTTGCTATATTATACCTATACTATTGCTCTGCAAAATGAATAATGAGGATCCCAAACAATGATAGTAAACACAGATATTGATATTGATATTGCTGACAGAGATCAGTTGTTAAAAATAATTAAAGGAACACCGGCAATGATTGCTAGAGATAATAAACAAGTAAAACATAACACAGGTGTTTACTTTCATGATATTCCAAGTAATCCATTCAGTGGGCTTAGTACAATTGATCACAAAGAAGCAGAAAAAATGGGCTACTTTAAAATTGATGTTCTTAATGTTAGCTTATATAAACATATTAAAACTAAGCAACAACTAATTGAATTACTAAACAAAGAACCAATGTGGGAGTTGTTAGAGCATAAAGAAGTTGTAGAACAATGCTTTCATATTCACAAGCACTTTGGAATTGTAAGTCAAATGAAACCAACTAGTGTATCGCAACTTGCGGCTGTACTAGCAGTTATACGTCCGGCTAAAAGACATTTGATAGGTAAGGATTGGGATACAATTAATAAAGATGTATGGATAAGACCAACTAATGATGATTACTTCTTTAAAAAAGCACACGCTCACGCATATGCAATGGCGATTGTATTACAGTTAAATATGCTTGCTACAGGTTTTTCTATAAGGGATTAATATTATGAAAAGAGTGGCAGTTTTAGGATGCTCACATACTGCATATGATCAAGTACACTTCGCAAACAACTCAAACGGCTTAGACTGGGTTCAGCATATGGCAGAAGATAATTCTGGTATTGAGTTTCATAATTATGGTGCTCAAGGTCATGGACCGTTATATTATGATCTTATATTAAAGTATATAATATCTAAGTTTCCTAAAGATTATTATGATGCAGTTATAATACAATATACAGTTGATGGAAGGTGGCTTATTCCAGTGAATAATAATGAAGATACTACAGAAATACAGTCACAACAAATAACAGAAAATTATATAGTAAAGCGTTTACCATCAACAAGAGTTGTAGTCACGCATGGAAATTTTCATACTACACCACCGGTTGAAGATAAAAAAGTAAAAACACAAATAAATATGGCTAGTAGGATACTTGAAAAGTATAGGGATAGAACTCCTGGCCTACCAGTTATGTATGAAAATATGTTTATGAATACAGTTGATACACTGTATGCTCCACATTTTCAAAACTTATTTTATTTTGATTTTCTTAATGGGTACTCCAATGAGATACGTACTACTGATCATAAGAAAAGAAGTAACATTGGTATAAGACTTCCATTTATAAAATGGGCAGTTGGAAAATATGGCGAAGAACATGTATTAATGACATTATTAGATGATAGTATGCATTGTAGTCCGGAAGGAAATCGTATATTATACTATAAGTATATACGAAATAGTAAGATTGGCAAATACTTAAAGAATTAAATATTTTTCTTTACAAGATTAATACTTCTACGTTTGATACGTTTAGTGATACTGTTACTTAATCTAACTTCAGGACCTGCTACTATTTCTAATTGTTTTACATTAAAACTCATTACACAATGAGCAAAGTTCCATCTGTTAATTAATGCAATGTTTATAGGTAGTTTTCTATTTGTTTCCCACCACCATTCTTCACCTAATTGTAAGAATTTAACTCGCTCTGCAGTATCATTCAATCTTTCATAGATATATACACTAGCGACATGACTATCTATGTTTTGGACTATGCCAAGATACTCTTTGCCTGCATACTCAATAACGGTTAAGAACGGATACTCGTCTAAAAGCTTCTGGTGTTTTGTTTGCATTACTTTTATTTATGCAGAAAAAATTTGGAAGATTTTGATAAATACATTACAGGAGTCTAACACATGTCAAATTACGGATCAACATATAATATTAACCAAGTAGGTGATTTATACACTTTAGAAGACCACGGGTCAGCACCAGGACTAGGCAAATACGCTAGTGCCAAAGGTACATCAGTAAACAGTCCACTAAACTACAGGTTTTTAAAATTATTTCGAGGATTTGATTCACAGTTTTTCTTCTTTGTAAAGAATCAAGATAGAAAAGCAATAATGCTACAAGGCGTTACAGTTAATGCATCTTTTATTGACAGGACAGATAGATCAACAGTTGTAAGTAAGAAAGCAGTAATTACTGATTACGAAGCAGGTGGTATTAAAGTTATATTAACAGTAAGCGAAAGTGCGTTATTCTCACAAGGTTTATATGATCTAGTGTTTAGTTACACAAATGATAAAGGTTTAGTATTACCACTATTTTGTGATTTAAACATGCGTCCTAATTTTACTGTAGAATGTTCAGAAGAAGGCGATGCATTACCACTAACTACACAAATAAATGATACGTTTACTTCCAAAGTAATTGGTTCAGACACATTCTATTTCAGCAGTTCTATTAAGGCCACTGGTTATTATAACAAACCAAATGGACTAATTACAATAGCAGTATACGGAACAGGCTATACTGGTAACTTTACAGTACAAGGTGCATTAAGTGAAAATCCTACTGAAAGCGACTGGTTTGATATTACACTTGGTTCTTATACACAAACATTCTTCCCATATAGTGGGCATACTGGAATAGATCCATGGACATTCCGTACAAATGTACATTATATTAGAACAAAACACACATCTTCCGCAGGAACACTTGACAAAGTCGTAGTTAGAGTGTAATATATACACATGACTATAATGAATGAATACGTCAGAACTCTGGTTCCTAGCAATTGGCGAACAACTCCTAGTGGTTGGGTACATGGTAATTGTCCTATGTGTGTACGTAATGGGCAAGCAAGACCAGATACTAAAGGCAGAGGCGGATTTCATTTTGATGGTGATAAATTTCAGTATAATTGTTTTAATTGTAATTTTAAAACTGGTTGGAGTCCACAGGGTAAGATTACACTAAGGCTAAAGCAATTATTAACTACATTAGGTGCCGATGAGGCAGATATACAACGTATACAACTTGAATTATTGCGTGAACAAGATGTAGCAACACTATTAATAAAAACTGAAAAGCGTAAAAAACTAGTTATTGATTGGGATGAAAAAGAACTACCAGAAGATGCTAAACCATTTATGGAATTTTCTGAACCAAATGAAGATTGGACAAATGCAGTAATGTACTTAACTGATAGAGGATTTGATATAACGGATCCAAGATTCATGTGGAGTCCAAGTAAACAACATGGCAGAGTTAGTAAACGTTTTATATTGCCATTTACATACAAAGGTAAAGTAGTTGGTTATACGGCAAGATGGGCAGGAAATAATATTCCTAACGGAATGCCAAAGTACTACAATCAGCAACCTAAAAGTGATTTTGTATATGGCTTGGATAGACAAACACCTGATAAAGAAATTGTTATTGTAAGCGAAGGACAACTTGATGCTATTGTAACAGACGGTTGTGCAATTGGTAGTAATAATATAAACGAAGATCAAGCAGATATATTACATAGTTTAAATAAACGTATTATAGTATTACCAGACGCAGATGAGGCCGGAAAGTTAATGTGTAAGGCAGCAATAAAGCATGGTTGGAGCGTTGCGTTTCCAGAATGGAATGACTGTAAAGATGCATCTGATAGCTTGACAAAATACGGAAGATTGTATACAATAAGTAGTATACTTAATAGTGCTGAAAGTAATAAAACAAAAATTGAATTAATGATGAGAAAGTATTGCAAATGAATGAACAGGTAAAAGAATATAACGTAGACTTACAACGATTGTTTGTAGAATTTTTAGCACAAGACAAAGATCTATTTGCTAGGGTTAACGGAATTATTGATCCATTATACTTTGATAGAGAATTGCGAAAGGCAGTAGAATTTATACAAGAACATGCATCTGGTTATAGTGCATTACCTACATTAGAACAAATTAAAGCAACAACAAATATAGAATTACAAGAATTAAAAGACGTAGATGAGCGTCATCAAAATTGGTTTATTGATGAGTTTGAAACATTTTGTAAACATAAAGCATTAGAAGGTGCAATACTTGAAAGTGCCGACATGTTGGAAAAAGGACAATATGGTCCTGTAGAAAGAAGAATTAAAGAAGCAGTTCAAATTGGACTTGCTAAACACATGGGTACTGATTATTGGGAAGACCCAGCAGAACGTATTGAAAGAGTTCGTAATCAACGAGGTGGTACAAGCACTGGTTGGAAAGAAATTGATAGTAAATTATATGGTGGATTTAACAGAGGCGAACTAAACATATTTGCTGCACCATCGGGTGGTGGTAAAAGTTTGTTCTTGCAGAACTTAGGACTTAATTGGTCAATTGCAGGACTTAATGTTGTATACATTACATTAGAGCTTAGTGAAGAATTATCTAGTATGCGATTAGATAGTATGATTACTGGAATGAATACACGTGATGTGTTTAAGAACAAAGATGATGTAGATTTAAAAGTACGTATGCAAGGTAAAAAAGCAGGTAAATTACAAATTGTACAATTACCAAATGGTATTACTATTAATAGTGTTTCTAGTTATTTGCGTGAGTTTGAAGTTAAAAATGATATTAAAGTAGATGCAGTATTAATTGACTATTTAGATCTTATGATGCCAGCACAAAGCAAAGTTAGTCCAAGTGATTTATATATCAAAGACAAGTTTGTATCAGAAGAAATGCGTAATTTTGCAGTAGAACATGATATATTGTTTGCTACTGCATCACAGTTAAACAGGGCAGCAGTCGAAGAAGTAGAGTTTGATCATTCGCATATTGCAGGTGGTTTAAGTAAAGTACAAACAGCAGATAATGTAATTGGTATCTTTACAAGCCAAGCAATGCGTGAACGAGGGCGTTATCAAGTACAATTTATGAAAACACGTAGTAGTAGTGGTGTTGGACAAAAAGTAGACTTAAAATTTGATATAGCAGGCTTACGTATTGAAGATTTAGATGAAGATGAAGCAGGATCTACTATGAATCAACCTAGTGCTATGTTTGAAAAGATTAAAGCACAGAACAAAGTATCACATCAAGAGAAGAATATTGCTGAAAATAGTGTAGTAGAGAATACAATACAAGGACATGATAAACTTCGCAGTATGCTAAAACGTAGTAATAGTTAGTAAAATAGATAAATACTATATAGGTAACTATACTGGAGATATAACACATGAAAAAACGTACTCGTAGCTTATTAGAGGAAATTAACTCTTTAGCACCAAAAAAGGATAAAACTGCTATTCTTGAAAGCAAAGGAAATAATGCTATTAGCAGTATTATTAATATTCTAGAGATGATCGACACTAACTACGACGATGATACCGCTCAGGATCTTACTAAACGTATCATGTTAAGTATTAAGAATAGGGACCCAGAACGTTTTAACCGAGGTGTTAAAAAGATCAGGGGTCCAAAATGAAAATAGATGATATTTTAGCAGGTACTAAAAAGCGTAAACCTAGAAACTTCAGAAACATTAGATTAAAAGGTAAAGGTTTATATACACCTACAGCACAAGACCTAAATGAAGATGCACGTATTCAACATTTAGAAGATCTTATCTTATGGGATGGCAGCAACGGTGCTAAAAAAGCCATCGCAACATTACATCAAGTAGAACAACAACCTAATACTGTTACTGTTAAATGGGACGGCTCACCAGCGGTTATATTCGGACGTAACGAAAAGGGTGAATTTGTATTAACAGATAAAAGTGGATTTAGTGCAAAAGGTTATGATGGTAAAGTTACTAGTGCAGATGATTTAGAAGGCATGTTAAAAAATCGTCCAGGATATGCTAAGAACCCACAAGATTATGGTGAGTTTGCTGGTAAAATGAAAAGCATTTGGCCTAAAGTAGAAGCAACAGTACCAGCAGATTTTAGAGGATACGCACATGGAGATTTACTATGGTTTACAAAGCCACAAGTAGAAGATAACAAATATGTATTCACTCCAAACACTACAACATATAAAGTAAAAGTAGATAGTAACGTAGGTAAAAAAATTGCAGAAAGCGATGTTGGTGTAGTTGTACATATGGCAATTGGACTAGACGGCGAAAAAAGTAATATTGATATGACACAGTTTCAAGGTGGACCAACATTTATTATGCCACCAGTAATGGTACAAAAATCACCAGGTATAGATGTTCCTGCAATAGACGAATTAGATGCGTTTGTAGGCAAACATGCAGGTGCAATTGATAAGTTATTCAATGTACCACCAGAATTAAAAATGGCCGACTTTGGCAAAATACTTTATGCATATATTAATGCAACAGTAAAAACAGGCGGCTTAGATAAATTAGGCTCAGACTTTATGAAATGGTTAGATGGTAGCAAACTATCAGGACCTAAAAAACAACGTATGGGCGAGTACATAAATAGTAATATAGATGGGTTTAATGCAACTTTTAATTTCATTAGAGGAATTATGAAAGTTAAGAATATGGTTATTACTGCATTAGATTCACAAGATGCTGATGTTGAATCATACACATCCGGACAACGTGGCGGCGAAGGGTATGTAGTAGACAAAGATGTTAAATTAGTAAATAGAGCAGGCTTTACAGCGGCTAATATGGCAAAGGAAAGATAAATGTACAGTAAGCAATGTAAATTACATTTAGAAGAAGTTAACATGACACGTTGGCAACACTTTAAGCATGCAATGGGTATTGCGTGGAGATTAAAGAAGGCAATGCTTGCAGTGTTTATACATGCATTTGCTCCACGATGGTTTAAGACATATGCAAGTAACACATGCGATATGATAGCAAAAGAGAATATATAATGAGCGAAAAGAAATATACATTAAAACAATATGCAGCCATGGAAGGCGGACATACATTAGGTGACGAAAGCAATGGGTTAGAGTTTATTCAATCTCTAGGCGAAGCTCGTATGTTTAAAACAAGACAACAAATTAGCAAAGAAGGTGCTAGAGGATTAACTGATCATCTGTTTGTAGGTCTTATGAGTTTGTATGCTATGTCAAATGATTATAAGTATGCACCAGTGGCTAAAGAGTATGCACGTAAAACAGGAATGTATGGTGGATTTAGTAGACCTAGTCCAAGTGGTACAGATATCTATCAAACATTACACGCTCTTTTAAAACCAGAAGGATTTACAAATACAGAAGCAGACAAATTATTATTTAATAAAGTACAACTAAGTCAGCCTAAGATAAGACAATTTTTAAAACAACTTCAATCGGGAAATATGACAGCCGGTCAAGCACAAGCATTTTTTTATAAACTTGAAGGACAATTAGCTATACAAGATCCAAAATTAAGAGCGGCCAGAAGATTGGTAGGTGACTGGACTAAGTTAACTACACAACAACAACAATTGGCGGCTACACAATTAAATAAACATTATAGAATAAATGCTAGACGAAGTGACTTAATGATTCCATTTAAAAATTATTCCGAAGAACACGGTTTAAACTTAAAAGATGGCGAAAAGAAAAGTATTGGAAAACGTATTATGCAGGGTGCGGCAGCCTTTGCAGCAGGTTACACTGCTGGTAAATTAACTGGCATGGACCAAGAGTAATGGGAACAAGTAGACCTGCAGAGGTCTTAACGGGTTCAACAGATTTTTATACAGTGTATACACTGATAGATATAACAGACACGGGTGTAGTCAGTCCTAAAGGTAACTCTAAAGGATTTTTTCAAGCCCAAAATTTAAATACTTTTATTCAAAGTATAAGTTTAAGATCCCAACCTGTATTAAGCAGTGTTGAAAAGTTAGATGCAAAAGATGTATCTGATTACGAATTTGGTAGTAGTTTTACTGGATTACATGATATTTGGGTTCTTAAGTTTGCTAGTGAAACAGCAGATGCTTGGAATAAAGAGAATAATAGTGTTTATATGTTAGATGAGGACTTTAATACAATGCCAATTCATGGAACATTAGATGAAACGGCAATTATTAATCCTGAGATAGTAGATACAAAGACAGTGAATAAAAACACATACTTTAAATATAGCGAAAACATATAAATACAATAAGTGCAAGGATGTACTTTAATTAAATCAGCTCTATAAGACGCTGCTAAAGATTGTGAGAACAAAATATGGCAATGAATCAGTCAAGACTTGAGCGTGAAAATCTAGAGGCACATGTAGATTTATGTGCGGAGAGATATCGCGTGTTAGAAGAAAAATTAAACAGACTCGAGGCTAAAGTAGACTCGTTAACAGATGCCATGGCAAAGGTATCAGAAAAACAAACAGCAGCATCACTATCTAGTAATAAACTAGTTATTGGAGCAGCAGCAACAGTTATTGCAGGATTGTTATCCACAGTAGTACTATTGTTGCTAAATTTAAATACAGTTACACCGTTGATAGGACAGTAATAATGCTATTAAACGAATCTTACAATACAATCGTTTCTGAAGCTAAAGTAATTTTTAGAAAAAGAGGCGATAAAGTCAGTAGAGCTTTTCGTTGTACAGTAGGTCCACGTAAAGGTAGACCGGTTGCAAATCCTAGTCAATGTGCGGCACCTATAAATTTAAAAAAGAGATTTGTACTTAGACGTACAAGAGCTCAAAAAGGTGCTCGTATGATGAAGAAAGCACAAAGAACAAAAAGATTAAGTCCTGCAAGTCGTATTGTTGCAAGGCTAAATAAAGCGAGAGGGTAATAAAATGGATGTAATAAACAATAGTACAATTGATACAGTAATAGACTTTGCAAATGTTAAGTTCGGAATGGAACTTACAAAAGATCAAGTATCAGAACAGTTAAGAAATTTATCCTTTTCACAAACATTAAAACTTATTAACAGTATGAAAACAGACGACAACGATGCTTTCTCAGAAATTATAGACCTAAGTGCAGTAAGCGAAGGTTGGTCAGTACTACCATCGGTTAATAGAGAAAAATATCAAGAGCGTGATGGATTGGAAGGCCCTATTCAAACAAAGAGTGGTAAAACAGTATATTACGATCCAAAAGAAGGAAAGTATTACGATCCAGACAGTGACATTTATTTGTCATATGACGAATGGAAAATGTTAGATAGTGAAAACATGCATAAAATTGACATGGAAGAAGCAGTAAGCAGACTAAAAAAATTATCTGGTCTTGAAGAATCACCAGCAGAAATTTATACAACATACACAGGGTCAGGTGAACTATCAGATTCTACAATGCATGGATTACTTGACAAGATTGAAGATTATTATCATGAGAAAAATGGTAGCAACGAGCTTGATGTTCAAATTGGCGATGATGATGTTTTTATTGGTAACGATCATTTTAACATTTACAAAAACAGCGAAGATTTAGGCGATAATCTATACAAAGAACTAGAACAAGAAGATATTGCAGCCGGCCGCGGTCCAATAGATAATGAAGATAAAATAGAAGAAGCAGTCTTTTTAGCACCGTGGATATTGCCAGCATTGGCAACAGCAGTTAGAGTTGGCGCACCTGCATTAAAATTACTTTTAAAAGGTGGTAAAAAAGCGGCTCCAAAAGTTAAAGATACTACAACAAATATGATTCAAAAATCTACTGCTAGTGGAGTAATAGTTGGTGCAGTTGGCAAAACAGTGTACGACAAAGTAGGTGATGCCATAGACGGAATTAAAAAGATTTTTGGTATAGACATGGATGAAGATGCGTTAAATATATTTGCACAAATAGTAGTCAAATATGGTATTCCAATGGCTGCCATAGGCGCAGTATTATACGGCGGCAAACAACTTAAAGATTATATGGCAGGTGAAGAAGAA